TTTAAATGCTTTGTATTGATTTGCTAATAAATTTCTTAATTGAACTTCCGAGCGTAAAGCATCTAATTTTGTCTTTGAGTTTTTAACAAACATATTTTGCAACCCTTCTTCAAATTCCTCGGTTTCGTTTACTTTAGATTTTATGTTTATACCAGCCGCCCCAAGTAGGTCTGCAATACTAGAACCGCCACGTTGCATAAAATTAAAATCTTCTCCACCGTATTTTTTGTACGCCTCGTTTCTGCGATTTGACCCAGCTAAATTACCCTCTAAAGCCCCCGCCATATCAGATGCCCATTTTACAGTATTGGCTAAAATACCGCTTTGACTTTTACCTATGTCAACTTTAATTTGCTCCCAAACGTCTGCTAAGTTACTTAATCTGCCCCCAACCGTTTTATTTTGGGCTTCCATTAAATTGTAAAACTGTCCGCCCTCGCGTGTCATTGATTGGAACGCTTTTTCAACATCTTTAAAACCAACTTTACCCGCGCTTACCAAATCGTTAATTTGGTTGGTGTTCACTTTTAAAACCTTTGCCAACGCTTCATAAATAGGAATACCACGCCCCGCAAACTGCCTAATGTCAATCATCATTGCACGGCCTTGTGTTTTCAAAGTGCCGTATAAATACGCAATATCCTGTAATGGTGCGCCAACACCCGCACTAACATCGCCTAGCGTTTTCATTGTTTCAACAACGTCACCCGCTTTAATTCCATAAGAAATTAATTGCTTGGTTGCCGTTTGAACTTCTGTTAACTCAAACGGTGTAGTTTTTGCAAGTGCGATTAATTGACTTTCTAAAGCGTTTGCCGCTTCACGATTTCCTTTTAATAACGCCCCCAATGACGCATGAAAGTATTCGTAGTTTTTTAATGAATCAATAACAGCGCGACCAAAGGAAACAACCGCGCCAACCGTAAACGCTCCCGCAATAGCTGTTTTAATATTACCTAATGTGGTTTGAAGTTTACCCGCAACACTCTCGGCCTGTTTAGCTTGTTTGCTAAACTGATCGTCCATTGAAAAAACAAATTTTACTTCTTCGGTTGCCATTTCTTATAATTAAAAAGGCTGACTAAACTAGCCAGCCCTATTCGTATAAACCTAATTTTTTTAAACAAAACTTTAATTGCGACCAGCGTAACCAAAATTTATCTTCATCTAATTTGTCAGCATCCTCTTTAAAGTAGTATCTGATCCAAGCGTCAATTTTTACAAAGTCACCGTTTGCGACTAACTTATCGTAAAACTCTATTTTTTTTTTAGTAACTCTTGATAAATCGAAACCGTGTTAATCGCAAAATCAATAGCACCTAAATAAATACCATCATTTTCAGGACGCTCATCCAAAATTCTTTTATCGCTTTCCTCTTGAATTAAACAAGATTGTAAAATCAAACCGCCCGCCTGTGTACGTGATTGCTCTCGTAAATCAATAGCTTGCATTTTAATTAAACGCCCCGGCTCTTTTAAATAACCTACAATATGTTCTTCACCAACAATAAAAGCAAATGGTGTAACGTGAACACCATGCTTTACTGAAAGTTCTTTTGCTTTTGCGTCAAACTCAGCCTCTTTTAATATTAAAGCGTCGTATTTTTCTTGTGCTGTCATTATGCGCTTCTAGTAATGTCGCCAATCATAATCGGCACGGTAATCATTAACGCTGTGTCGCCTTGATTTGCATCGAATGGATTTTCTAAAAACTCCATTGCTTGTATAACGTCTTTTGATGGCAATACGCGAAGTCCGGCAAACACAACTTGCATATCTGAAGGCAAAATTTGTAAAGGATCGTTATTTGGAGCTGCAGCAATTATTTTTTTCCATTCGTCGGTGTACAATTCAATCGACCCCTCAAATTCATAATTACCATAACCGCGCGATGTTGGCTTGTAACCAAATCCGTACCGGTTCTCTTTCTTTTGTACTGCTTTGTAACTTATTTTAGTGATGCCAATTACAATACTGCCATAAAGCACAACACTTAGGTTACCCCAAGAATAATTTACTCCGTTTATTAGTGCTGTTGATGCCATTTTATGATAATGCTAAAACGTATTTAATGTTAATTACAATGTTTCTCGCAATTGCAACACTTACTAATTCAACCGCAATAGTCAAAGTGCTTGTGGATGCGATATTTTGAGTTGAACTAATGATTACTTGCTTAGCTGACAATTCCCCGGAGCGTACCATTTGATCGAGTGAAGTTTCACCAACCGATGTGAGGTTAGCCAAATCCGAATCTGTGATAGTACCGTCTGCATTTAGCAAAATAGGAGAAGCAATATAAGGCAAGTAAGCCGATCTTAAATTACGGATGGCTTTGTCAATCGTTCTGTTGTTTTCAATGTAAGCGTAATCGCTTGTAAAAGCTATGCAAGTATGTGAATCGTTAATGAACGTACCAGCATATCCAACTTGTTTCGTATTGAAAATATAACGGTAATTGTTTAATGTGTTCAATAAAGATGTTGAAACAGAACTAAACAAATCACCGTTGGCAAAAGCCGCTGTATCGTTTTCTATTCCGTTTGAAATGTTAAATTTAGCAATCCAAGCAATATCTTCGCTCACTTTAGCAAGCGAAACCGCGCCTAATATTGCGCCAATGTTTGTAACTGATTTACCTGACCCTTTATACAATTCGTAACCTTGTGCAAAACCGTCTTGCGAGATTACCAAAGAAACTTTGTTTGAGTTTAATGTTGCTAAGTCGGCTAATGTTGACAATGTGGCGGCAGCATAATTAAATGTTAACAGCATTGACGCTGGCATGTGGCTAGCTTCAATCGTTGCCATTGCCGCTTGTGCCGCTTGTACCTTACCGCTTGTGTAAGTTGTACCATCGGCAAACGCTGCCCAATTTCTTATTTTACCACTTGCAAAAGATTGCATTAAAGCAATTTCGGCAAAGTCATAAGTCGCAGGCACGGCATACATACCAACGTATAAAGAACCTGTTGGATTAATGCGGTAAAATTCTGAAATATGATAATACCAAGTAGCTTTTAAAGACGCAACACCTAGAACGGTAGTTCCCGATCCTGTTGGCTGAGTTAATGTCCCTGCAATAGTTCCAACAATAGTTACTGCAAACGGAGTACCTGTGTTTAAGAAAACACCTAAACTAGGACGCGCTGTGATTGTAACTGTGCCTGTTGCTGCTGTTGCTGTGTAACCGTGTGTTAAAGTGCCTGCGTTAATAAATGCCGCAACTGAAGCACCTAATATTGTTACGGTTGTATCAGTTGATAAACGTGTGTAAGTACCTAAGTTAACAAGTCCTGTCGGGTTGTTAGCTGAAATGTACTCTTGAACTGTAATCTGTACCGTATCACCCGTTGCCCCTGCATTTGTAAATAAATACGTTGCAGCCGCTTTTGTTTCGTCTGCATAAGTATCATCAATACCAAGAGAAACCGCTGTTTGAACGCTATCTACTAGCTTAATACGAGCGTTTGATGTAAATCCCGAAGGTAATGTGTTTGTGTAAAAAACAAGTGCGCTAATGAAATCTTCACCTAACGCGGGACGGCCTAAACCACCCTTGCCTTTTACAAATATAACGTCATTAAGTGGCATTGTTTATTTTTTACGTTTGAATGTTTTTTCTTTTTCCGGCACAATCTCTGTTTCTGTTTCAAAAGTTTCAAATCCTTTTAAAACTTCTTCCCTAGTTAAAGAGTTTTTTGTTGCCGCGTTTTTGTGCAAATACCAATTACCATCTTCATCAAAGTGAACAACCTCAACATAAGACAAATCGGTTTGCAAACGTTGTTTTAAATCTTCCATTGTTACGGCTGTACTGAGCGTGAAATCTCCATGTACTTAGCACCGTCGAATATAAATGTCACTAAGGCTTGTTTTGATGCCGCAACCGTCATTGTAGATGCAGTACCAATAAATGAACCTGTGCCAAAAGTTAATGTTCTAGTGCCTGTTGAATTTGGAGTTACTAATAAATTAACCTTATCACTCAAATACGCTCTTTTTAAATTAGCCGTAAATGTCGGGCTAATAGATGTGCTTGCAATCGTAATTAATGATTCGTAAGCGTTTGGCGCAACCGTAACCAAAGTTGAAGTTGGTGTAATTGTGTTTGATGTCCAAGTTAGCACACGACCCGTGTTGTCGTTGTTTTTAGTGATGCCATAGCGAGGCGTTACCGTTTGAGCGTTTGCCACATTGACAAACAAACCAAGCATTGCAATTAAAAATAATTTTTTCATTTTCTTACGCTGTTAATTTTGTGTATAAAACTACCTGATCAGCAAAACCGATCTGAGTATCTAATTTGAACAAACCTTTTACAAAGAATAACTCTGAGTTGTTTTGCAATCTTTGTAATTGCAATTGGTTATCTTCAACCGAGTTCATACCTAACCATTGGTTAGAATCTTGATCCGGCTTTGCAATTGCAACAACAATTGTATTGTCAGGCAAACCAGCCAAAAACTCGACGTTGTAACCTTTGTATCTTGAAATACTTGACTCGGTTGTGTCGTTGTTTTTAAAAGTTGTAGTTGTAGTTAAAAACTCATCGTAAATTAACTTTGTTTTGTAGTTTACTTGAAATTTCAAACCTCCGTTACCATAACGGAATAAACAAGCCTGTGGAACTGATTTTAAACAACGGTCTAAAGCTGCTTGGATGTTTTCTTCTCCACCGCCAGCAGTACCGCTTACTAAAGTAGCAGGAGTACTTACTGCTATCGTGCCGGTATTGTCAAGCAATTTTTTGATTAAACCATCAAAATAAAACTCAGCAGGAACGCCATCTGAATCATACAAAGGTGAACCGCTTGAAGCGTCGCCTTTTGCCGAAGGTAACACAGCGTCACCATCCGGGTCGTATTGCTTGCGGCTTCTCCAAATACCTGTTTCCCAAAATTCATTTAAACGCTTCATGGTTTGCATAACCATAAAGTTTTCCGCTACCAAAGGCAATTCGCGACCTAACAATTTAGGCTGTAATTGTTCAGCGTAAAAATGTTGTTCGTAATCACGAGGGTTAAACTCGTAATAAAGCATTGCGTCTTGTGGCTCTAAAACTGCCCCTGTTACAGTAACGGTTCCTTTGCTTGTTGGCGTTGCTTGTCTTTTTTGCATAAAGTCAGCAACCTCAATACGCGGGATTGTTCTTTTTTTACGGATTCCGTCTTGAACGAAAATACAGCCCTTTTGAACTGTGTCGGCTTGTACAACGGCACGAGTAATCATGTAGCTGGCTGCGTTGCCGCTCCATGTGGTGTCTTGTATGTCTAATGCTTCAGGCATGGTGTTATATTTTAATTATTTAATTTGAGTTTGTTTTGGATTTCGATCATTGTCGATGCGGCAACAAGTGCCAACGCATCTTCATTTGTAACACTTGGTTGTGCCTCAAAAGACGGTGCTTTTTTGTTCAAAGGAATTGCGGTAATCATTGCCTTAGTTCCTTCAGGGTTTGCTAAGTAATTTTTAGTCCACAAATCAATTGTTTCTGTTTTGTTTTCGATTTTACCAAGCTTAACAGCGTTGGTAACTTCGTTTTTTGCTTCTGTTTCTTTTGCAAGTAACTCAGCAGCAACTTTAGCGTCTTCGGCCTCTTTAACTTTTTGGTTGGCAACTTCAAGATCGGCTTTTAGTTTTGTGGCGTTTGTAACCACTTCGTCTAATTCCAATTTCATTTTAGCAGCACGCGCGTCCGCTTCGTTTGCCTTGTTAATGATTGAATCAATAGCTGCAACTTGTGCATCTTCGTTTGATCCGTCAATTAACTGTAATTTGTTTGTAACTTTTGACATTTTACTAGGTTTTAAATTTTGTATTGCTGAGTTAACAACTTCTTTATATGCTTTGTATGCCGCTGTGGCATCGGTTAAATTTGGTGTCGCCCTTTTTTTATTAAATCCACTTGATGTTTCAACTTCACACAAACCCATGTCGTAACATTCGCTTGCGTTCATCCATGTTGTTGCAGCCATCATGCCAGCAATTTTTTCAGATGTTAGGTAACTACGTGAAGAAATCATTGTGTTAATGCTATCTTCGAGTACTTTCCTTATTGTTTCATCTCCTCCGCTTGTTGGGTGAACCATGCCTACTGCATTGTCCATCATGTAACGATTGCGACCTGATAACCAAATTGGAAACGCAATACTTGCAGCCATGCCGACATTGTGTGTGTCAACTTTGGTTTTAATCTTTAGTATTGTGTTGAAAATTTGAAGGCCATCTAATACATTCCCGCCGGGTGAATTGATCCAAACATCTATTTTGGATTTGTTAAGGGTGTCAAGGAACATTAATTCTCTGCAAAATTTATCTGCCATAATTCCCTCGCCATCTTCTGAATCATATCCAATATGCCTATCAATAAGCATTATCGGGCATTCGGCATTAGGATCAATGGTGTATAAAAATTCCATTGTTCAAAGGTGTAAATAGTATAATAAAAAAATATTGGTTTGAATTAGTTGTATGTTAGAAATATTTTGTACATTTGAAAAACACTATAACATGGCATCAAATAAACCAACACTTGAACGTCAAATTATCACTTATGTTAAGCCTCATTATTTCA